TGGATTCTGGTGGTCTTTTCGCCAATAAACTGGCGGTCGTCTCGGTCCAACCCCCATCAGCCCTGAGCGCCAACGCGACAACCATCGCGAAACACGGGACGTATACCGTTTCAACAACGAGTCTCGCTGCGAATTCCAATGCGTGGAACGCGTTCGATGGGGACTCGGCTGTGGAATGGACCTCTTCCCCCATGGTTGGTCACTTATACAGTGAGGGTGCGGGTGTATACGACGGAACATCCAACCTTTTCACTGGGAACTATATCCAACCCGGTGTTTCGAGTGCTGGTGAATGGCTCGCGGTCGAGTTCCCATACAAAGCGACCCTGCGTCACATGAAACTGACCCCTCCCACCGACCCAACTAAGTTCCCTGCCTCCGCGAATGTCTACGCGACCAACGATTCTTTGACTTGGACGGAGGTGGCGCACTGGAGCGGCGTGGATCCCGGGTCAGCCTCGAACGTTCAAACGATCATCGTGAATGCCACTGAGTCCTTCAAAAAGTATGCGATGGTCGCGACGAAAACGAATGGGTCGGATACGGACGTCGCCCTCGCCGAGTGGGACCTTTTCACGGAATCCTTCTCGATCGAGGGGGGGAAGATGACAGCGACAACATTTTCAGTCGGTGGAGCAGGTCGTGGCGGCGAGGCGACCACAAAGACATTCGTGGTTACTGTATCGGATGCCAGTGGTGCTAATAAATACTACATAGACGGTGTACAGCAATCTTCTCTGCAATTAGAGCAAAACCATACGTATATATTTGACGTATCTAGTACGACTCTTTCGGGTCACCCACTTATATTTTCAACAACCGCCACTGGTGGTGAATATACTACGGGTATAACGAATTTAGGGGCGTACGGAGGTGGAGGTACAGCCACGAGAACATTTGTGGTCTCCGCAGATTCCCCCACAACACTTTACTATTTCTGTACAGCCCACGCTGGTATGGGGGCTACGATAAGTATCTCTCCCACGGCAGAATTCGAGGTTTCTGGTCGTATCATGTCTAGAGACCTCGTGGTCACAGGTGGCACGACCGCCCAGAGACCGACGTATGCACCTCCAGGTACGATCAGGTACAACTCCACAATCGGGTTCATGGAAGCATATACGGGGTCAGGGTGGGCCCCTATCGCCCAACCACCCACGGTCACGGGTATTTCACCGTTAACCACACTTCCTAGTGGTGGGACAGTGGTTGGGTCTTGGGGTACGGGTACAAAGATTGTAGCATCGGATAAGGCGGCGGGTGACAATTTCGGCAGGAGTTGCGCCATGAACTCAGACGGGACGAAGGTTATCGTGGGGGCGTACGTGGAAGATCCGGATGGTACTACCGACGCCGGTTCTGCTTATATATATACCTACAGTGGTTCGTCTTGGGATACGGGTACAAAGATCGTGGCATCCGACAAGGCGGCGAGCGCGTTTTTCGGTGGTAGCGTCTCCATGAACTCTGACGGGACGAAGGTTATTGTAGGTGCGAACGGTGATGGACCTTATGCGGGTGCTGCTTATATATTTACCTATGATGGTTCGTCTTGGGATACGGGTACAAAGATTGTGTCATCAGACCTGACGAACAGTGACCAATTCGCTAACAGTGTCGCCATGAGTGGTGACGGGACGAAGGTTATCGTGGGGGCGTCCAATGAAAACCTCGCCTACGGTTCTGTATATATCTATACCTACAGTGGTGGGTCTTGGGGTTCAGAAGTTAAGATTGAAGCATCAGATAAGGCGGCGAATGACCAATTCGGGGAGAGCGTCGCCATGAACTCGGATGGGACGAAGGTTATCGTGGGGTCGCCATATGAAGATCCGGGTGTTACTAACGCCGGTTCTGCTTATATCTATACCTACAATGGTTCATCGTGGTCTCAACAACAGAAGATTGAAGCATCAGATAAGCAGGATAGTGACCGATTCGGTGATAGCGTCGCCATGAGTGGTGACGGGACGAAGGTTATCGTTTCGGCGTACTTAGAAGATCCAGATAATATTAGTAGCGCCGGTTCGGTCTATATCTATACCTACAATGGTTCATCGTGGTCTCAACAACAGAAGATTGAAGCATCAGACAAGGCGGTGAATGACTATTTCGGCTACAGCGTCGCCATGAACTCGGATGGGACGAAGGTTATCGTGGGGTCGCAATATGAAGATCCGGATGGTACTACCGACGCCGGTGCTGCCTATATCTATACCTACAGTGGTTCGTCTTGGGGTATGGAAACAAAGATTGTAGCATCAGACAAGGCGGCGGATGACCGTTTCGGGTGGAGCGTCGCCATGAGTGGTGACGGGGAGAAGGTTATCGTGGGGGCACAAAGTGAAGATCCGGATACTATTACTGACGCCGGTTCTGCTTATATCTACGACACTGTGCAAACCACCACCTCAGGCTTCGTGTTTGACACATCAACCCAAGTATTCACGGCGACGGGTACGGGTATTGTCAGTGGATCGACGGTACAATTGGAAGGTGCCGATGGAAGTTTGTATAGTGTTGTCGATGCGACCGCACCGAACGCCGCCGGGACACAAGTAACCTTTAAAATGGGGAATGAGGCGGTTGAGTTTCCACCTAGTGCGATGACAAATGCTACTTCTATACCGGGGTACACAGCGACTGCCTCGGCGGCGTCCCAATACGCGTGGCGTGCGGTTCGAAACACGGACCTCGGTGGTAACTACTGGTCAGATAATACCCAAGACATACTCGGGGGCTACGATACCAATGCACCCTATGCACCGGGCCAAAGAGCTCCGGCAACTCAAGATATAAGCGGAACAACACATCGCGGTCATTGGTGGCAGTTACAAATACCCAACCCAGTTATACTAACTCGTGCTGTAATAGGCAGTCGGACTTTGAGCTTTGTACATGGGCTATTTGTTATATTAGGGAGCAACGACACTACGAATTGGACATCGCTTCATGCTGGGGAGGGGCTGACATCAGATGCGTTGAGTGGCCTGTCCACAAATGTCACAACACTATCCACGGGGTCGACCGAAGCATTCAAATATTTCAGAGTGGTAATAAAGACAAAGAGAAGCACGACGGGGCACAATTATCTCGGAATCAACAATATACAATTTTTTGGTGGATCGGGATCTTGGGCTCTCGCCCAACAACCCTATAAAGTTAAGATTAACAGTACATCGGGTTTGAACGGGACCAGTACTGCTGCGATTGGGTTTGCGACTGGGTGGACTACCGCGACTGGTGCGACCCTGATTTTCGATCCTGCTGTGTCCGAAACTCAAACACTCGCAGGTACAGATGGTGGTGGTGGTTCCAATAGGAAGTTCTCTGTAGCACCCGGTAGTAACGCCTTACCAGCTAAGGTGGGAGGAGGTACCCTCGTCCTTGATGGGAGTTCAGGTGAGATAACAGGTCAAATTGCGGCTACGGGTACAACGAGTGTAACATTCCGATTGACTGATAATAGCAGTGGACTGTTCACAGATAGAGCAATCAATATCGTGGGGATCGACTCACTCTACTCATTTACCTCACATACGTTCACGAATGCTGCTGCTACGGGACGATATGGTCCTACGTTCGCCCAAATGAAAACTGCATATGCTTCGGAGGTATGGGAACAAGATACCGCATTTTTTAATGAAATATCTGGGAAACAGGGGTTCCAACTTTGGACTATACCTAAGACGGGGTCGTATACAATCAAGGCATATGGGGCGTCCGGGACTCTGGGTGGCAATTCCTCAGCTGGTAGACCCGCCTGGACCCAAGGTACCTTTTCTTTAACGAGAGGGCAAAAACTAACCATTATTGTCGGTCAGTCGTCTCCCCTTCCAATCTCCACAAACAACGCTGGGGGTGGTGGGGGGGCTTCATGGGTTCTCAAGGAGGATTTCGGAAGCTCGGAAGCCACGGCGAGTAGTTTATACCTTGTCGCGGGTGGTGGTGGGGGTGGGACCGCTGCTAATGGGGGAGGCTTTAGTTTCGCCCACGCCGATGCTGGTCGGTCTCAAGCTTCTCTTCAGAATTCATGGACGGCGGCATCCAGTGGAGATTTTGGCTCCGGTGGCGGGGCTTCATACGGTATAAATGGTGATGGTGCAGGTACTCCTGGTCCGTCAGGTGGTAAGAACCCATACAATGGCGCGGCAGGAGGAAATTACGGGTACAATAGTAGCTCATATAACGGCACAGGTGGATTTGGTGGTGGTGGTGGTAGTGGGGCACACAACGCTGGTGGTGGTGGTGGGTACGTGGGTGGTAGGGCAAGCAACAACTACACTACTGAAGGTGGTCATGGTGGTTCCTCGAGGAATAATGGTACAAACGTTACATTTGGGTACGATTCTACGGTCCCAATACAAGGTAAAGTTATCATAACCTTAAATTAATATCGGGGTAAAGTATATATGCTCTCCCAAGTATTAGAAAAAATGTTTCCGGGTGAACCCTATACCTCCGATGGAACCACATGGGATAGTGTCGTTTTTGAAAATATAGTAAAACCCGTTGATAAGACGTATGAAGATACACTTTACAAACTCCAGAATACTGATGCGATCAAAAAGTTTCGGGAGGAACGCAACGTTCTCCTCGATAAGAGTGATAAGTACATGACCTCAGATTATCCACATAATTTGGTAAAAGATATTCAAGATTGGAAAGAGTACCGCCAAGCCCTCAGGAACTTTCCCATGATAGCTCGACCCATCCTAGACGCGGACGGAAACCTCACTGGTGTTGAGTGGCCGGTCGTTCCAAGTTCATAAACCCTCTTTCCAAGTTCATAAACCCTCAAACCAAACTTTACAAACTGAACAGAGTTTCTAAAGTTCGTCGCCCAGTCTCACTCGTGATGAACGACTTCGTCGTTCGCGGGTGAATTCTTTTTTCCCCACCTATAATAACTATGTCCATCGAGGCACCT